GCACTAAACGTAGATAATATATTAATATCTAATTAAAATTCATTAAAAATTAAATCTTTTTTGTCCCGGTTCAGTATGTAAAAGCAAAGTAAAAGTAAAGTAAAAGTAAAAAGAAGTAAAAGTAAAAGATGATAATTTATTATAGGGCACAGACAGTTACAATAAGTCAGCTTAAATAATTTAGTAAGATAAGTGTCTTTTAGTGTACTTTGATTGTTAAATGATAAAATTATATGGTTGGACTAAGAAAGTGAAAGGAATGTACTACTAATGAACCAAATAAACAAAATTAGTCCTTTATCTCTAAAGGACTAATTTCTATTGATTATTTAATCTAAATCTCGTTAATATCTATACCCATATCCATGTTTAATAAATTCACCTTTATATATCGTATAGTGCGTGTAGGTTGTATAATAACATCTAACACAAAAGTATTTGAGTTAATCATTTCAGGTGTATTGTTAGAGCTATCACATATTAGCTTATATGCATATAAACCTCTATTTGATTTAATAAATTCAAAAACATCTGTAATTCTTTTTAACGTCTTTTTTCTTTGTACATCGTCATTGAACTCAAACCAATTTCCTTTTAATGTAGCTCTTAGGAAATGTTTAAGTGCAATTATCATACGTCTAATATTTGCCTCTGCAGTAATTAAATCCTCTTGTGTATTAGTTAAAAATTCAAAGAAATAATCTTTATTAAGATCATAGTCACTAATTACATAATTCAAACCATTATTACTTAACCTATTTTGATTGGTTGAACTTGGGCTAAATAATAATCTTTTAAAATTACTATATGTTCCTCTATTAATTCCTGCGTAAGCCATCCACGGAAAACTTTTTCTATCCATTTCAGCTAGACCTCCAGTAATGTCTCCAACGTTTGGAATCCATCTAAATTTATCATTATATTTATCGTACATTTGTTTCATTTGTGGTGAGACATAACTCCAGTCATTGAACTCTGTAACTCCACCCATTGACTGATCCTCTCTTTCATTACCTAAAATATCAATTGCTTTATCTACCATTACATTTTCATCTTTTCCAATAAAATCATCTGCAGACCATAAACCAGTTACAGCAAAACTAAAACCTGATTCCTTTGCAATTTTCAAAGGAGTATCCAAATAGCCTGCTCTACGTCTATTATCAAATCCTAATAAAAGTTCTGGTTGGAATAAGCCTTCTTTACCAAAAATATTCATTGCATTAATTAAAGATTCTGAGTTTAGTCTAATTAAATTAGAATTTAAGGAATCTTCGTCTTCACCTCTTACAGTTATTACCTCATCGTATAAGTGATCAGCATTACCTATTAAATTCAATTGGTGAACTGAATATAAAATAGTAGAAAGTAAATAATCTGATGTATTAGTCGCCTCAGTTATATCTTCTTTCAATTTACAATAAATTAAATTTGATTCTTTATTAATAACAGATTGCATATTATTTGATAAACCGGTAGAACTTTTTGAATTGAATAAGTAGCTTCCGATATGTTGTTCAACTAAATTATATAAACCTCCTGTTTTCTTAAATACCAAAACAGCAAATTCGTAATTATCAAAATCTGGTTTTTTGGTCAGCACGTCAGAATAAGTTTTTGGTTTTTTAGTATTATCATATAAATTAGATGTTAGATATATTTTAGTAATATGTGAATAATACATACTATCTTCATCTTTTACTAATTCAAATTTGTTAGGTTGAATAGAAATCTCTAATATTGGACTTCCTGTTAGGTTAAAAATATGGGAGTCCACTACAATCGTTCCAATTTCTGTTAGAGTATCCACCTCAAATTTTTTGAATTTTTTTTCTGTTGCATCATAAAATTCTTTACTTATTATGCCTGTCCTAGTTGCATCTGCTATACCTAAATCGACATACGTAAAATTGTTTTCTAATTTATTTGCGGTTGCTAATACAAAATGTCCAGGTTCAATATCTACCTCTGTTCCAGTAGAAACATCTTTTAATTTGGTGGATAATTCAGTATCAGTTGAATTGTCTGCCTCTAATTCAGTATACAAGAAAAATCTATCACCGTGTTTATAATTTTCTATATTAGGTAATATATCTTTAGTAGTATCATTATATGCACAGAATATATCGCCTGATGAATTTAATAATCTTACAAATTCATTTTCTACTACATCATCTGATATATAAGATGTTAAGTCTGTTTCCTTTGATATAATCTGAATTGAAACATCATTATTATTTGTTATATCTCTGTTAAAAATCTTTATTACGTCTGTACCAATATCCATATTAAACTCTAAAGTTTTTTCAGCTTCAGATTCATTATACATATTTGCAGTTTGATCTTTAACCGAAAGAGTAGTCCCGTCCAAAACAGCTGGCGATAAACTTATTGTTGGATTACCCCATACTGGCATCATCGGTCTTACGATATATAATGCGCTATCTTTTCTAAGGTGATCTGCACATTGAAACCATTGTTTAGCGTTCGCATCAGTTGGTTTACCAAATATTTTTATTAGTTCGTTTTCATCTGTTACTAAAGTAGGTTCCAACATTGGACCTTTAGTTGCAGGTAATATAGTACCAGTTCTAGTACTCTGTAATTTTCCTTTTTTAGGAAGCCTGACCTCTTTTTCAGTAAAAGTCATATTAGGTGAGTTTTTACCCATTTTAATACCTCTATTTTTAATTAATTTACAATACGATTATTGATTTTCTTCTTTTATTTATTTATATAAACGACAAAAGGAACAAATAATATGTTCCTTTTGATTAAAAATATTTTATATAATTTTATTTTATTGCGCCTAAACCTTTATCAGTTATAAAATATCCTTGTCTGTCTTTAGAAATAATATAATTATTATATACTAATTTAGAATAATAACTTCCGAAACTAGTAGGTTTCATACCATTTGCAATATTGACTATTTTTTTATTAGCTAGTTCGCCTGCATCATTTAATAATGAAATAGTTTTTAAAATTAAAACATATTTATTACCTTTTTTCATTTTAGATAAATCTAAAGCATTTGCTGCATCTCTACGTTCTTCTTGTCCTTTATATGTATATTCACCATATTTAAAACCTTCATTTAATACTTCATTCACTATTTCCTTAATCATTTCTTTAGATATGGTCATTTTAATTCCTTGTTTTATTGTTATTTTTAAATTACTAAATTAAAAGTCAATGTACCTTCAATTTTATTAATTGTGTTTGTTAAATATATTAATCTTTTATCCTCACTTGATACATTATGAAAAATTGCAAGTTGTCTAAAAGTATCATCTATTTTAACCATATTATCAGCTGCTACACAATAATGTAAACCCTCGGATGCATAATATAATCTACCTGGTATTCCATCAACAACATCTGCAATATACGCAACCTTTAACATTGTTAATTGAAAAGATAATAACATTTTATTAAATCCATATTTCTTTGCTCGCTCAGTATCTGAGGTTACCCAGTAATCAATTGTATTTGTAGGCTCGTTTGGGTCCATTATTGTTGCTGTAAAATAACCTGGTATCATATCATACCTAGTATCATCGACCGATTTTAATTTTGCATATGCAAAATATCCATATTGGTCAATTGGAATATCCGCACCTATAGTAATATCTTCTATTAAATTAGTATCATCTGCATTATCAATAAGTGCAATTTCTAAATCTGATAAAAATAAACTTTTATCTATTTTTCCATCTGACATATAATCAAATTCTAATAAAGCAGGTTTAATTGTTTCATCTATATTAAGGTTATTATCAAATCTATCATCGTCAAAAATCATAAAAGAATCTAAATTAATTTCCTGTGAAATTCCTATACTTCTAAATTCACCAGATTGAATAGGATATTGTAAGGTAATAATATTTTCACCATCTGTTTTTGGAAATTCTAAAATACTTAAATTATTAATAATTATATGTCCGTTTGCATCTACTAATTCAAAACGTTCTGTCATTGGATTAAATGTAGGGTTATTTTTTATAAATTCTATACCTAAAGAAATACCTTCACTTATCAATTTCTGAGCGCCATCTAAATGACTTGAATTTTTGATTAAATACATATTTTGATTTATTAAATTAAGAAATCCTGTTAAATTTGGTTGAGGTATTAATGATTGACTAATTAAACTAACAACCTGATCTTTATGATTATAATATTGCTCTTCTTGGTTAGATGTTTTTTTAACTTTATACGAATTAAATGAAGTAGCATCATCTAAATGATAAACATTCAATATAATTTCACCAGCATCTAAATATTCATTTAATTTTTGTTTAAATTTAATGTTAGAATCTTCAATCGTTGAATTATTAATTAATATATAGTCATCATTTATACAATTTAACCTATCCTCGTCCGCGCCTGATAATGTTTTAGATTGTTTTCTAATTTCATAAGATTCGGTTGCATCTTCCGGGTTCTCTTTAAAACACACTCTATAATCGTCTGTGCTCTCGCTAATATTAGTAATATCGCTTTGTATTTGTTCGCCTAAAGCTATTAAACATGAACTACCCCATTCTTGGTCATTACGAGATAATACACCAAAACTTAATTTATCTTTTATCGAATCTATATAATTTATGTTATTTATCGTATCTATTCTAAAACCGTTAACACGTTCTTTGATTAAATAATCCATACATTTCCCTGTTTTCTTTTATTTATCTGTTAAAGTTATTCTTTAACACTATTCCTAACCAAATACCTTTATTAATATCTAATTTTTCTGGCAAAATTCCTGAGTTAAAAAACATCATATATACTTCATCGCCTACTTGAGGTATATCTCCAGTTCTATATATACTAGGTGAACAATGTTCAAGCCAAATACCATATTTTTTATCTGAAAAATTATCACTTATATCATGCACACCTAATACTCTGACAAATAATCGTTCCCTACCATATTCATCTATATTGTTTAAAACATACGCTTTATGAATACCGTTTAAATCAACATCTGAACTCATAATTTATTCACCATTTATTTCTATTGAATTTGTATTGATGTTAACTACAATGTTTCTTATAACACCCTGTACAATAATTATTATATTAACTGAAATAGTATCTATACCAGTTCTAATTATTTCTATTTTCCTGTCACTAATATATTCATCTGATAATAATGGAGCTAAAATATCCTCGCAATCATTTTTAATATTAGTAATTAAAAAATCACTATTTAATTCAAAAATATTTTTTCTTAATTTAAAAAATAATTCTTTTTTAATATAATTTAAAACTCTGCGAATATAAAATTTATCTGAATAATCACCAATTCCTGCAGAGGTCATTACATCGAACAAATAATAATTGTTATTTTCTTCATTATATTTAATATTATTAATAGAATTATAAACTTGTTCTCTTAATTCATCATTATTATATTCAATTAAAAGTTTCTCGCAATTTAATATAGGTGGTGTTTTATATCCAGCAGGTGATTTACATCTTGAAATTTTATCTATTTCTGTTAATATTCCGATTATATCGCCACTTAAAGGCAGCCATCTATATTTAGTGGCATAATTATCCTTTTGTAGTTTCATATTGTTATATAATATATTATAACTTGATTGTTTATTAAAATATCTAGTTATACTTGATTTACCAAAATTTTCTATTAAATCCCTATGAGTATTCATTCCACTATCAAACGGTGTAATAATACAACTTGAGTTCTTCATCATATCCGATAAAGTCGGCATTAAATTTAAGGATAAATATGAGTTACCGGAGGAAAATGTTTTTATTAATTCTATTGGCATTAAATAATAATATGAAGAAATTGAGTTATTTAATAATTCTTTTGATAAATCATAAAATAAATCATAATCATTATAATGTGTATAGTCAGGTAGAGTACTTTCATTATCTGTAAATATTAAATCTAAAATACTATTATCATTTGTACTATATTCCATCATATTTATTGGTTCATTAATATTATCGGTAGTAAAATCATAATTAAATTTGAAATAAACCAACGAAGAATTATTATTAACTATTTCTTCTGCAAAATTATTACTTTTATTTTCATATTTTTTATTTAAAATATATTTTTCTTTTATACTAAATTCATTGTTTACTCTTTTATAAATGAATAAAATAAATTTATTTTCAAAATCAATGTCTTCGTTTAGGATATTAAAATATGTATTTACTATTCCTGTGTATGGGTTCTGCACCGCATCGTCGAATACTTTTCTGTATATATCATTTTTATATATCAATTTATATTCTGATTGTTTAGTATATTCAAACGCATTGCTTGATATACTATATTTTTTTATAGAGTTTGTCTCGAAAAAATAATACTCCTCTGCATCTTGTGGTCCGTTAGTAGATAATGTAGTAGGATATAAAAAATTTATGTTTCCGTATTCACTTGAATAAATTACTAAATTATCTTTTAAGGTTATGGTAGTAAAACCACCAGATAGAACAACTGGTTCACTTGATAATAAATTATATTTACCTTTAATTAATTTATTCCCACTTAGAATAATTTCCGAGCCAGCTCCAATATTATATTCACCAGGTATAATAATTTCAGTATGAGGTTCACCATTAACCAATTTTGTTCTGATGGATGTTATTTTTTCCTTTTCAAAGTCAACAATTTGAATTTTGTATGCAGCTGAGGTGTTTTCAAATAATAAATTGCTTTTAGGTACAATCTTTTCGTTTTCTATTCTTGTATGTATAGCTTCTAGTTCCTCTGTATTACCTGTTGTCTCTGTATATAAAATATGTTCAATAATTACATTATCAACTTTTTCATTTGTAATAGGTAATTTATAATTCGTTTCATCTGAACATATAGAAAAAGCAACATCAGTTTCTTTTGTTACAAATTTATTAAAAATTTTAAATTTTGTGTTTGAATCTAATCCTGTTTCAGAGGTTGCATCACCTAATGTCAATAAAGCCTTATCGTAATTATATAAACCGCTTGCAGAGGTTTGGTCTAGGCTTCCACTAGATAACTTATACCCATAATTTTTGGTTGCAAGATTGGCGGTTTCGGTTCTAGTATCTAAAACTCTAATCAAATCTATTGGTTCACTATGATTATATTGAAAATAATTATAAATATTAAACCAATTTTTATAATTATTTTCATCTGGTTCGCCAAAAATATCCTTAAAATGGTCTTCATTATATATTGTTATTCTTTTATTCGCCCACCCTGTTTTAGCAGTTAACATTCCAAAAACACTAGCTTGTTTTTTAAGTTTTTTAGTTATTTCAGATGTAGTTTCATAGGTTTTAATTCCAGGTAGATCAGTATACATAATTTTTATCCTTAATGATTTTCTTTTATTTATTTTTAAAATAAAAAAGGAACCCTTTAATAGAGTTCCTTTTTGATTTAATTTAATTTGTCTATAAAATCAATAATTTCTAAAAATTTTTTATAATATAATTCTTGGTTATTTATATTATGTGAATGTAAGGGTATCATTGATAAAAATAAGGATGCTGTTATATAATGAATTACCAATAACTCATTTTTAGAATATCTATGTTCTAATTGATCTAAAAATATTTTTTTGATTTCTTCTTTTCCGTCATTATATATTTTATAATCACCTTTTTCTTTTATGTATAATTCTGAATCTATAAAATCATAGTCCCAAAGTACAGAGTGACATAATTTAGCAACATCGTAATAATGACTACCAAATATTTGTCCTCTTGGATCAATCATTATTAATTTATTTGCAGGAATATCATAAAGTAAATTACTGAAACAAAAATCTCCGTGTAATAAACTATGATTATCACAACATCTGTTATTTATTATATCTATAAAAGAGTTCATAAAATTATTTATAATTTCTTTATCTACAACTAACTCTGCAGGAAAATCCTCTAATCTGTTATATGTTTTATCTATCATATTATATAACATATTATTAGGTCTACCGAATTTAGACATATCCTTTAGTAATGTAAAGCATTTACTAAAAATTAAATTCCATAATTCCGGTGAATTATCAATATACAAAAATATATCTCTAAGTGAATTATGTTTTATTTTTTCCATTTTATAACTAACGTCTAGTCCTTTTGTATGTATATTAGTAGAAAAAATTCTTGGTGTATGCAATTTAATCGAATCGGGTAAATTCCTGTACCAATTAAATTCATCAATAATTTTATCAGCTTTATTATGACTAGACTTTTTGATTGTACCATTATATTCAACTAACTCATTAAAACTCCTAGATTTTTTAATAGATTTATTTTCAAGATACTCATTTAATGTACCAAAATCATCTAACTCTGTTTCTACATAATTTAATATATCGTTTTCAATTATTCTATTTAGTACGTAAGAAAATTGAAATTCGTTATTTATTCTAACATCATTTTTGAATTGTTCAGTTAAATATTGAATCATTTTGTTTGTATCTTGGATTAAATATATGCCGGATACTGCATAATCTGTATCCGGCTTTTCTTTAGGTTTGTCAAATAATTTAGTAACCTCTTTTAAACCATCTACCTCTACCATACACCATCTGCTATAATCTTCTACTTCTTGAACTGATATTAAATTCAAATCCATATTATAAGAATTAAAAAAATCTTCTTTTGGTAATATGTCACCTAAAAGTATCAACGTCGATTCATCTGTATAATCAATTCCTGTATATATTGCATCCGATAAACCTAATTGTGTTTCTTGTTCAATTAAATTAATTTCAATTGGAAAAGTATACATATTAATAATATCAAATATTTTTTCACTTTGATGTTTAACTACTATATTTACCTCTGATACTTTTTGTTTTACTAACCATTCTATTTGGTGTATCAATAATGGTTTTTCTTTGTAAGGTAAAATTGCTTTTGGGTAGTTTTTACCAAGTTCTTTGAACCTTAACCCGCGCCCCGCAGCACATATTAATCCTTTCATATTTTTATACTCCTTTTAAATTTATAAAATCATCTGGTAATATACCTCTATCATCAATATAATAATGCGCTATTTTTTTCTGAAAGGATAAAGAATTATATAGTACTTTATTTGCATTTAACCAGTCCTCTATATGTTTTCGATATTTTTTATCTGCGAGGTTAGAATCTTCATTACAAGTAAGTTGTCCACGCGCAGTGACTATATCTATTACCCAGTCCTCTTTATATAATTTATTTAATTTTTCGATAAGTTTTTCATTTGGAATAAAACTAGAGAAGTTTCTATTGTCGGCATCATGTAGTGCTAGTGTGTTATCGAAGTCACAAATTATTCGTTTTATTTTACACATTATGAATACCTTTTAATTTATTTAATTTAATTTTTAATCCTGTTAAGGGGTGAATTATTTCAAAAATATCTCTACGAATTATAACGCATTCATCGCCTAGTAAAAATTCACATGTATTCGCTACATTAAAAGTACATTCATTCCCTGTTATAAATCTACATGACCAACCAGTATTAAAAACACATTCGCTTCCTGTATGAAATGTACAATTATATGCAGTTTCAAATGTACACAGTTTACCAGTATTAAATGTACATTCCGGTCCTGTGATAAATGTACATTTATGTTCAGTGTTAAATGTTATACCTGATATATCTGTAAAATCTAAAACTAATTTACTTTCTCCTGTTGTAAATATTTTAGACTTCTTATTCCAGTGAAATTTATCTAATGATAATGGTTCTCCGTTTAATAATACTCTTTGTTGAACTTCGTGTTTATCCATGTTTAGTACTCCTTTTTTATTATATCTATAATATAACCAATTTAATTCATTTTGTCAATAGTTTTTTTGATTAAATTTAGATAATATTTTATTATATCTTCTGTTTTATTTATTGTTAATAAGTCATCGTATAAATGAAAACTTATTTTTTTTGATTTATCAAAATCTTTAATATTTACTATATCTGGAAAAATATCACTTTGATTTACTTTTCCTATACCATCATGTTTAGCATTTAAAAAACTATCAAATGTATAAACAGATTGTTCTTTATTATGTATATTGGACCGTAAAGCAATTTCTATAAACATTGAACTTGAACCTGAAACTAAATATTGACACCTATCAGTAAAATCATATTTCCAAGAATCAGCAGGTAATAAAACAACCTCGCCAAATTTACTTAATTTTTTCCATTTATTAACTTTCATATATTTACCAATTATTGGATGTCCTTTGATAAAAATAGTTTTGAATTTTATATCTTTTTCAGTAAATACTTTAGTTAACTGATTTATAAAATCTGTTTGACTACTTTTACTTGTTGTTATAATTCCTAATGTATCGTATTCCATTTCTACATTAGGTTTTTTAAAAACGTCAATCATTGTTGGATGCGTTAATGTTGGAATATTATGTGGATACTTAATAATATAATCATTCATTTGTTTTATGTTTCTCCAAACATCTAAATAAAAACCTATATTTTTATTCCTCTGAACTCCAGTAACCAAATCTTGGCCCATTCCATTTAGAGAATGGGGCATTTTAATCATATTTTTATATTTACACATATTTTGAATACTATTAAATTTGGACATTTGGTCTTGCCCATCATGTATAGCTACACTATATTTAATTCCTATTTCTTTTGTGTGTACCTCATTACCATCTAAATCCCAAACTGATTGCAATTTTCCTTTTTTCGGACCTTTAATAGATTTAATAGTATCGACAATATCATTTTTGTACATAAAGTAAACATCCCAACCTGACGCATCTATTATAGGTTTAAACATATCATATTGATAATGCCTAGATTCTAAATACCAAACCGGTTTTAATTCCATTTCATAACCTCGATTTCTTTTAAAGTTTTTATTATAAATAAATTATCTTGTAAATCTCTAACTGATATTCTTACAAATTCACCATGTTCGAGTCCAATTTTACCTTTTAATACTTTGATGAATATATTATATTTTTCTAATAATATGTTTGCAAGTGATTCAACATTTATATTAATCGCCTCACACATTATATAATTTGACTGAGATTTTCTAGGTGCTAATATTTTAGATTCTATTAAACCTTCGTATAAAACCTCTCTTGAATTTTTTATTAGTTTACATGCCTCAGAATAATCTTTTTTGTACTTAGGAAATATTTGCATAAAATTTTCAGCAAAGGAATTGATATTCCATATAGGCATTTTAGATTTCATATTTTGTAATACTTCTGTATTACTTGTAACCATAATCCCTAACCCTAAACCTGGTACTCCATAACTTTTTGAAATATCCTTAATTAGTACTAAACCAGGGTACTTATCAATTATAGTTTGATTTAATAAACTTTCATTGCCCTCTGAAAAATCTATAAATGACTCATCTAATATTAATAATTTTCCTGTATTTTTAAAATCCATATAATCAAGTAATTCAATTACATCAGTTTTAGATGTTAATTGACCCGATGGATTGTCAGGGTTTATTAAAATTACATTATTATTCTTATCTGAAATATGTTGTAATATATTTAAATCGTAATTAGCACCCGCATTTTTATGAATCCTGTCATTTCCTATTGCTTCATAATATTCATTAAACGTAGGAAAAATTAAACCGAATGTTCCGTTTATCGAATGTTTTAATTGTTTGATTATTTCGGTTGCTCCATTTGTAACAAGTATTTGATCCGAGTCAATATTAATTATATCGGACATTAACTCATTTTGTACATAACCGGTACTAGGATATTGAGTTAATAACATTTCATAATTTTGCTTCATTTCATTTAACATTTTTTCCTTAGGAAAGTATGGGTTTACTAAATAACAAAAATCTAACATATTGGAGTGTCTCCAATATCCACCATAAGTTTTTTGTATTTTCTTTATTGGATGCTTAGCAAAAATAGATTCTGCAATTTCTTTATCTTGAACATTATCTATTTCATACCATTTTTCTTTATCTAATATAAGAGCATTCATATTAGCGCCGGATAAACCATTTATTACTCTAAGAACTTCTTCGTAATATTCATTATTTCCATACGCTTTTATATATGCATCTAAAAAAGGAATATAAAACTGAGAACTAAATTCTTTAGAAAACTTGTATATATTAATTGTTTTAAAATAGTTATTAATATTGTTAAAATTATATTGGGCTTTATTTACAAAATTTATAATTTCATCATTAATTATTTCAAGTACAGTTCCGTCCATAAAGGTTTCGTAAGGAGCAACTGTTGCAAGATTTGGTCTTTTATCTTTAATCAATTTACTTATTATTTCTGAATCATAAATTAAATCACTTTCTAATAATATAGTATCGTCTTTTTCTAATAAATGTTTAACGATATATAATGAATATATGTTATTAGTCTTATCATATATGTTATTCTCGTAGAAGTTAACATCTAACTCTTTGAAATTATCATTTATATATTGAGTTAGACTATCGGCTTTATATCCTACCACAATGTTAATGTTTTTGACTCCATTTTCTATTAATGAGTTTAACATTCTATCAATTAGTCTTTCATCATTAACCTTTAACATACATTTGGTTTGTTCTTCTGTATATTTTCCTAATCTTGAACCAATTCCAGCTGCTAAAATTATGGCTTGCATTTGTTACTCCTCTGATAAATTAAATTCTATATTCTGGTATAATTCTATTGATTTCTTTTTTAGCCATTTTAATCGGATTTTTTATATACTCATCTATTTTAAATAGCTTTCTTAGTTTATTTATCAATTCTATTCGTTCATCGTCATGCTCATTAAAATAATCTATTTTTGTTTGAATATCTTCTGCAGATTTAACAGATAGTCTGTCATATATTTCTTTAGGGATTTGTAAATTATCTGGGTCGTACATATAATCAAAAAATGATAATGTATTCATATATGAGTTTAATACAGGTCTAAAATTTAAAGAGTTCTCTGGTGATACACATCTAAGTACTAAATTATATTTATATTTAGACATTTCATCTTGTATCATATCTGGTGTTAATATATCACCTAATAATTTATGTTTAGTTATATCTTCGTATGGTTTGGCGAATACTAATTTTGCTTTATCGTCAACTAGTTTTAATTGTTTTCCTTTAGCTTTTTTGAAAAAAATACCATTTATTTTCAACGGAATATGTATAGCTGATTTTTCATCTTTAAAATCATGCAAAAAATCATAATAACATTGTAACCTAGAGCCTTTTAACTGTAATATAGTACCTACAAAAAATAAATTTTTAGCTGGTTTAGGTTTTTCTACTTCAAAAATATCATTTAAAGAAGTAGAACCGAATTGTTTTTCATAAACTAAATGTTGTAATTGAGATATATCAAATTTAAGAAAATTCCGTGTGCCTCTATTATCGTCTGCAAAATAATAATTCTTAGCTGGTATATTATTCAATTTAAAATATGGTGTGTATATTGCAGGATCAATAGAGAAGGTAATTACATGTTTTTTAATTTTAGTTTTTAAAGAATTAAGTAATCTCATAAATCCATTTTGCTTTTTTAATCTAAATGCAATTGGTGAGACTGTTTTGTCCCAGTTATCAATAATATGTTGGTTTATATTGTTTATTTCCTTTAATATTTTAGTATTATTGCCTAAATAATCAAAAAATGAATTAGCTAAGTCGTGCAAATTTTTATTTGTATTAACTGAACAATAATTATGAAATGGTAATTGAAAGAAAAAATCACCGGAAACTATAATATATTCAATTTCTTTTATATCTGAAAATGATTTAATTAAACTATCGTCAATTATTTTTGTATTATGTTTTATATAATCTTTATTTTGCGCCTTTCTATCTAATCTATCACTAAATGCAGTGTTAAAAACATATAAGTTTTTAACCTCTGATTTTTGTACAGTAGATACATATATAATATTAAATTGAGTTTCTAATAATTTTGCCAGGATTCGACCTGTACCAAATATAGAAGAGTATTTAGTTACCTCTCCTTGTTCCATTACTATAATATTTTTTTTATCTGGGTTTAGATTTAATTTAACTTTTGTAAAAATTTCACTCATTTTTTACTCCTTTTATAATTCATAAAAATTTTTTATTTCTGAATAAGGTGCTTTATTCAATTGTTTTCCGTTCCATTTTAGTTTATTTATTGTTTCACTAAAAGAAAATTGTAAGTCTTTTGATATTTGAACGGGTTTTTTATTCATTCGTTTTAAAAATTCTTTAGCGTTTATTTTTATGTTACCTTTTCCTATATCTAAAATTCGTTGGTAATATTTTTCTATAATTATATCTGCATCGTAATTTCTTCTAATTACTTCTGTACTTACCTTATTATATTTGTTCCACTCCTCTTCATTTTTAGAAACTTCTATTAATTTATTTAAACCCTCTTCTAATTTATTTGCATTTATATAAATTGCTGAGTATGGAATATCAAAAAATGATCTGCCTGAAATATCAAAATTATTCTTAGCCCAATGTTCATCAAATACTGGTACTGTAAGATATGCAGATTCCATCATACTATATTCCATTCTGTTGCCATAATTATCTTTTTCTTTTTCTGATAAATGATAAAAATTAGACGAGAATTTAAAATCTGCCATATATTTCATTCCAACTTCTCTAAAATATGGTTTGCGTACATTAGTCATCATAGGTTTAAAATCTGGGTTTTTTTTATTTATGTAATTTACTAATGGATGTTGTAGAAATAAGAAATAAGCACTTGGTGATTTTTCTATTCCTAACATTTCAGTAGTAAAATCTGAATTTTCCTTTTTATTTAAAATCTCTTGAAATTTAACAAGTCTGTCCGGTGCCTTTAGCGAACTACTACGACCTAGATATAAAATTCCATTAGTTTTTTCAGAAAATGGAATACTAGATGAGTATAGGTCCAACTCGTTCAAGTCTAGTGGTAGAGTATAATCTATAAACCTATCTTGCTCAATATATTCAGGTAAATATTGTTTTATGTCTTTAGCAAAATGTCCTTTTGTATCAAATGTAATAACTACATCTGAACTTAGGAAATATAAAGGTAAATTTGGTATTCTTGTATAAATCGGTTTTTTGATTTCATGCATCATATTAACTTTTATAGGCTTATTAATAGATGTGTTCCAAAACTTAATTACTTTATATAAAAAATCCAATTCGCATGTTTTATCTGGGTAAGAGTTTAATATTACTACATCATATTCGTTTATTCTTTGGATAAAATCTTTGTTTACTAAATCAGTAATTTCTACATTTTCATATAAACCTTTAAAATTCGCTGCTCTTACATAAGATTTACCTATATTCAAAGAAATAATATCGCATTCGTGATTATTTTTCTCTAACCATGTCTTATGTTGCATAGAAAAAATCGTGACTCCCGTGCCATCTATTGATTTTAACATAAGAATTGCTACTTTTAATTTTTTCATTTTTAACACCTTTTTTAATATTGATTTTATTATCTTATGATATAAATATAACCAAAAAACTCAGATAAGTCAAGAGATTTATCTGAGTTTATTTATTGTTTTAGTATGTATAAAATAGCTTATTTAATATACTTAACTCCGTTTGCCTTAGCATATTTAATCATTTTTTTATTTTTCTTTAATAGATAACTAAATATTAATTCCACATCATAATGTTTTAGGTTAAGGATAATGTCATCTATTTTTGCATCTTTATCAAAATACCCAATGTTTTTTTCACCCCAATAGATTATTTGTTCCTTAGCGTCATATCTAATATCCATTAACGCATTTCTTTTAGCAGCAACGTCTCGCCTTTTTTTGATTTCACTAATATCAGTATTTACATCTTCTTTTATTACCCGGCTTATTATTTGTTTAATAAGTTTCTTTTTTATTTCCATTTACTTAACTCCAGTTTAAGTTTAAATTCTGCAAGGTCACCCTTTGATATTGTAGATTTAACCAATTTATTTATATTTATTCCTAACATTGATAATTCGTTTAAATCTTTATTATTATATTGTTCGAACCAAGTACTTATTGAATATCCTAATTTAACATATTTTAACATAGAAGTTAATCCTGTTAAATCATTATCAAATGTAATTATTACATTTTCCTTATTCAAACCAAATAATTCTATATATTCTAAGTTTACTTTAGCAGTATTAACTGCTATCCAATTAGGATCTACATTTGATATATCATAAATTGATTCACCGATATATACTTTTTTATTCTTATTAATATTAAATATATTATGATATGAAAAGTACTTATCATCAAAAATTGTTATCTTATTTTTAACCTTAGTTAATGTAGGATTTATGGACTTTAAAGTGAAACCATATATTTCATTGTTTTTGTAATACAAAGGGTGTACTATATAATTGTCATAGGAATAAAACGTTTTTATTAGTTCCTGTGAAACTTTTCTTTTTACTAGATATGCATAATGTAAAGAATTTGGTTTTATCTTATTAAATTTTTTAATTTTTGTTATATCTATTAATAAATTTTTGTCTATATTAGTTTTTACTAATAATTTTTCTTTTTTGTCATTCTGAATAATTAAATTTTCATCTTTTAAACTTGATAATTTAGTTTCATTTATTTCTGCTTTATATTGTGAATATAAATCTTTATGAAATGTCCATAAATAAGAACTGAATTTCATTCCTGCTTGACAATTATGACAATAATATCTATAATCTTTATTTTTAAGGAAATATCCACGTGATTTATATCTGTGACTATTACCTTCATTACAAACTTTACATTTGCATCTGATAAATGAATCAGTTTCAAGAACTCTTTCAAGTCCATTTCTGAATTTATCAAAGTATTTTTCTTCTAAACTAAACATATCATTTTTTCTTGTTGAAAAAATTTAAAATCATTGCTAATGAAAACGCAAATAATGTAGTTCCAATAAATACAATGAACGGTATCATTAACTGAATTGGTGAAAAATCTATTATTTTAAAATAATCTAGGTACATCATTAAGAAATGAATAGCTAATGAAATATGAAATGGTTTGTTATTTTTTAAATTCATTTTATAAGAATACATTTTGTTACTCCTTTTTATCATTCTTTTTATCATTCTCTTTATTATATCTATAATATAACCAATTAAAGTTAACTTGTCAAGAAAAAAGATTTATTAAATGTAAAATAAATTATTAGCCGTTTAAGTGTCTTTTAGTGTACTTTGATAGTGAAATGATAAAATTATATGGTTGGAGTAAGAAAGTGAAAGGAATGTACTACTCTATCACCTCTACGTCCTCTATTTCTATCTGTTGAGGTTCTTCTTTTATTTTTTTAATAATATCCGATAGATTTGTATTTATTACTTCACTATCATTATCCTTAGCTTCTTTTTCCAATCTTTGTTTCTCTTCAATTTCATATTGTTGAAGTGTATATATTTCGCGGACATTTTTATATAAATCTAACATCATTTTACTTGACTGATTCATAGAATTATATAATTGCATAATAACATTTATTTGTGCAGGTGAACTTAAATTCTTTTTAGTCATTGGAACTGCTGCTAATATCCTTTTTGTTTGACTCATTATTTGTTTCATATTATCTCTAATATCTAAATAATCATGCACAAAGTTTTTTGTTAATTTATCTATGGTATTATCAGTTATACTATTTGAAACTGTTTCATTTTTTAAATCCAATTCAAAAATTTCGTCTGGCTCTTCTTGTAAACTTTCTAAGTCATTACTCATAGGATCAATACCTATATCTGATATTTGACCTAATAAATCTGACATCTCAGCCTCCTGTTTCTCTTGCATTTTCTTTTGAATAATTTGGTTTCTTAACTCTGCTTTACTTTTCATTTATCTTACCTAAAAATTATATTTTTTGGATATTTATATTTGATATGAACCTGTTTAATTTCCTGTTCTATAATTAACCTAGTAGATTCTGGTATTTTGCTCCAATCTTTGTTATATGTTTTTTTATAAAACTCTAAAAATGATTTAGCATCCATATTCGTATTTTTTAACTTATAAGGACCTGATTGCCAGTCACATATCATTTCCTTAATATTATTTATAATTGGTGATTCATTAAAAAATAAAGTTGCTATATGATGACTTTTTGTATTTCTATGTTCTATTTGAATTTGTTCGTTATATGTCCCTATAAAAATTGACCATATTTTATCTAAGTCATGCCTCCTAATAGTAGGGTAATTTAACCAGTCATTAAATCCATATACTTTTAAATATATTTCATTCACATAATATAAATGTTTAAGTGCATAAATGGTTCTTTTTATCCTTTGAATATAAGTCAATTAGTACTCCTTTTTGTTATTTTCTTTTACTGGGTATCATTTCTAGTTTAGTAGTTCCTGCAATTGTTTTATTATTTATTATAATTTCCTTTGAAATTTCACATTCGCCCTTTATTATAGATGCACCTTGAATAGTTACCAATCCAAAAACCTGAGCATCCTCACATATAACTGCCAAATCCTTAATAAGAGCATGACCTCCAACTCTTGCGTTATCAAATACCTCTACTTTATCAGTAATATCACATTTACCACATATTGATGAGTTTCCATATATTTTAACATCGTCCCTTATCCAGCATCCGTGATATACATATGCATTTTCAAATATTTGGGCATTACCATAAATAAGAACATTTTGCATTACCTGAGCATCATCATATACCCTAGCATTACCATAAACAGCAGCACGTTGATGAACCCAACTATTACCTTCGTGTGATAAATTATGTTCACCCTCAATCCAGCCACCCTTAATATCTTCTGTAATTTTACCGAAATTTTTAGTAGATATGATTTCTTTTAGTATTACTCCACCCTTACCCTTTTTCTCTTTTCCTGTAAATTTATATTTTTTGTTTATTATAATTTTTGTATTTTTGATTGCATCTATATTATTACAGAAAGGACATACCAATCTATTTTCTCTAATATATGTTTTTATAGTTTCTTTTTTGCAAATTGAACATTTAGAAATTCTTGCCATTTGGTACTCCTTAGTTTTATATTCCTAAACAATATTTATCAGCATCTTCAATTTCTTCAAGCCTTAGAGCATATTCTATAATTCCAATTCCTGTTAATCCATTAAATTCTAAACGGCCTGATAATGAATCTAAATGGTACCAAGAATTATTAAAATCTAAATATCCTGTGAATAGTGGTTTAAATTCCCATACCAATTCATCTCTTAACCAAGTAGTACTTTTAATTCCCTCTGCCCATAAATCTAATTTCTGTTTATAATTTTTATCGCGTTTTGCCTTACTAATCATTAATTCTAGTAATTTTAAAGGATTAATTTCGTGTATCTTTTTAATTTGTTTGGTTTTTAACAAGTTAATCATTTGGTTCTCCTTTTTTAATTTTCATTCTCTTTATTATATCTATTGATTTATCAAGATAAATATAACCAAAAAAAGTCCTTTTGTCAAGGACTTTAATTGAATTATGTTAATTTATTTTTCGTATACATTACCCTCGGCATCTACTCTTATCAAAGGACCATCTGACTTAAATTCCACTCTTGTTAAAAGTTTTTCAAATAAATTCATACGTACATCTGTAAGTTTATAATGAATGTATTGAGAGGTGAAAATATTCATTTTACCTTTAGTCAAATCTATACTATCACAACATATATAATATCAGGTTGATCTTTATATACAACTCTATCTGTTTTTCAAATACCTCTGATTTTGTATAATGATTTATAGGTACTCTTACCTTTTCCCTGTTATTACACTTTCAATATACATCATTTCTGTACATTGATATATCGCTAATTACTTTATATAACCCAGTTGCACCTTGTTGACGATTAACTACATAGTCACATTCTTTAAAAGGAATAAATGGTTTTAATGTATTAATATTTTTCCTTTTTCCTTTGCTCTACTTTAGTTAAATCTTTAACTAATTGATTATATAAAATTTTACCAGTTTTAACATTACGGATTACACAGGCATCAAAAATTTCAGGTTTTTGTGAAACTACCTTATAAAGGTCAAAATCATTTTTATCTGTTGGCTCTATGCGATGTGTTACGTAATCGCCTAACACAAAAGGAATAAATGGTTTCTTGAATTTTTTGGGTTGTACAAATTCATTTCTCTGTATCAATTGATTTTTAATTTTAACATATTCATCTTTAGATATTAACCAAATCATATTATTCGTTATTGAATGTACTTTTGTTTCTGTAACTACTATTTTATCAGCAGGAATAATATGTTTTTCTTTATTCACCCAATCCATAAATTCTATATATTTCATTTTGTTACCTCATTATAATTTTATTATTATGTTTATATAGTTTTAAAAAACTCGATTTAGTTCCTGAATGTCTTTTGCATTGTTCAAAATCATAAATTTCATAACCAAATCCGTCAGTTAATATTTTTTTAGTAGAAATATAATACTTATCATTATTAAATCCTGTACTACCTGCACTTTCAACATGACAGCCATCTGATAACCATTTTTCAAATAATTCTATATTTTTATCCTTTGAATGTATTACTAAATAACCTTCTTCGTCAATTTTACCTATTGACCGATCTCCTATATGTATATGACCTCTTATATCATATTCGCCTATTACAAAATGCAGTTCCTTATCATAAACTTTTAAATTTAATGTAGTATCATTTTTCTTTAGTTCTTTAAGTAATTCTTGTTTATTTTCTATTTCAGTTTCTAAAATATATATTTGCTCTTTTATATTAGTTTCTGTTTCGTAAGTTTTTTTAATTATAGGTTGTTTAATATTTGGTAATTCATTCTGAACATTTATTTTTGTATCTGTATTTACTAGATAATGACAATTATTTTTTATATAAGTATCTACCTCTCTAACTATTCCGTCATTGCCATATAAACAAATTCCTTTTGATGTTAAATCAGCAAGTTCAAATGTTGAATAATAACCAATTACATTTTTATTAGTCGCTTCAGTTTCGTTCGCGTACACTGCATATACAATTTCGCCCATTAGGTTCTCCTTTTTTAATTTTTATTCTCTTTATTATATATAATCAAAAAAAAGTCCTTTTGTCAAGGTTTTTAATTGAATTAAATTAAAAATTCATCTAAATAATTTTTTAATTTAATTACCTCTTTTTTATTTAATATAGTTTCTGAAAAATGGCCGTAATAATTATTATATCCAAAAATATATTTCAGTGCTACCCATATCCTTTGAATAAAATTATATGATGTGTTCATATATTTAGTAAAATATATTTCTTTATGGTAATCCTCATTAGTAAAATACATAAATTGTAAATCGTGCGCAGGTTCAAATTTACAATCGCAATTAACATTTAAGATTTTTCTGTTTTCCATTTACGTGATCCTTTTAGTAATTGATAAATTTTATTCTCTGCTATTTGAAGCTCTTCTATATCTAATTGCTCTAGTGCCTCAATTAACCTACTATATGTTCTTTTAGATTTCTTACAAGTACATTTATTTTTATCCTCTCTTTCACCTTTATTCATCTATTGACTCCTTTACTTTTATATTGTATTTCCTAGTATTTTCTAATAGCCTTAGATTATTAACTTTATAATTATATTTTTTTATCTCTATACAATGGACCTCTGAATTTAAAAATTTTTCAAATATTCTAGTAATATTAATTTTTTCATTATCTATGGTTATGAATTGCTCACTTGATTTATCCTTATATACGACAGTTTCTATTTCGTAAAATTCTGAATGCGTATATTCTGGGTCTGTTGAATATGACCATGTTGCTATGGACGCTACTGATATTATTAGTAAAGCAAGTGTACCTCCATTGATAATGGTCAATTCAGAATTATTTTCGGCAAGTGAAATTAAATATGTAAAAAATAAAATGATTAATATTATTGTAATTATTAAGATGATTGGTGTTGGTATGAACATTTTATTACTCCTTATAAATTATTATTAGTACTATTATAAAAGATATTGATAGCATATATAACATGTGCATTTTAATTTAATAGTTTCCAGTTAATATATGACCATTCTTCTATACTTGTACCCCAATCTGAAACTACATCCATAATCTTACAATCGCTATATTCCTTTGGAACTACTAATATTTCTTCTGCTACTAATTTTTCAGCATCGTTAAAACATTCTACTTTAATTTTCATTTTATACTCCTTTTATATTATTTTCTTTCTTATGATATAATATAACCATTTAATGTTATTTAGTCAAGAAAAAAGATTTATTAAATGTAAAAAAGTACATAATATTAATTTATTATGTACTTTTTTACATTTAATAATTTAAAAAATGTCATTTAATTGATATACATAGTTAATTCAAATTCTTTTGTATTAGTTTCTCTATTATAGACCTGAGCGTGTAATGCTTTTCTTTGAGGTTTTCCATTTCTAGTTAATGAAAATGTATGTTTTTTAGTCTGACCAGGTCT